ATCATCGTATAATGTCCGCTTATCTTTTTAACTATCTTCAATCGTTGTAGTCTGCTCATGTGATAGCTTACAGTCTGCGCGGTAACTCCTAGATCGTTCGCAATGCGGTTCAGTGATACGTGCGAGAATCCCGCTTTATTGCAATAGCTCGATAGTACAATCAACACGCGCAAGCTTCCCAATGTTAACGGCTTCTCTAGTATGTTAAGCGGCACAACCGCAAACTTCCGTTGGTCGGGCGCCTTTGTTTTCTCTTTAATCTTCGGCTTCTGTGGTAAATGATATTCCATAGCATTATTATACCAATTTAAAAAGGTGTTGCATTAATCGATATCCTTGATATATAATATATCTATCAACACGGCTTGCCGTGCATGATCTTAATAACTACATAAGGACTAAGACAATGAAAACATTAAAACAGATCACCCCAGCAATCGAAACAGATATTATTTCACAGCTTAAAGAATGGCTGAAAGATGATAAGAACAACGAAACCAAAATGGAGCAAGATTTTTGGCAAAGCTTCACAGTGACCGCGGAAGGCTTTGAGGGGTGCGTTGTAGATGTCCAAGTATTAGTTGATGAAGACATCACAGTTTATATGTACCCATGCGACGAAATACAAGTTATCGAAAAGAATGATAATTCCAATGAATACTACCTAGGCGGAAGTTGGACTAATTCCTTGGTGTACACCCAAGAGTTTGCGGAACCACTGTTCCCTGTTTGGCTTTGGGAGTACCACAAGCAATTTATTCAATCTAAATAACTATATAAGGACTAAGACAATGCAAACAACATACACTATTGACCTCACAAGCGTAGGCAATCAATCACAGAAAACTAAAACATTCTTAGAGAATGCAACTAATGAACAAATAACTAAATGGTTAGTTAATCAAGTCAAAAAAGGTGATGTTTATATTGATAGCTTTATTGAGGAATAACAGCATAACTGATGAGTCCTAATTGGACGAAACCAACGCGAGTTGGTCTTATGCAACATCTTAATAACTATATAAGGACTAAGAAAATGAGAAAAGTAACCGAGCAAATAACAGAAGCATTCTTAAATGGTCGTAAATTAACAGTTGGCAATTCCATGACTGATGGCAATTCGATATTTTTACACGGCAACAAAATAGCATGGCGCGATGAAGGCGAGTTATTCATTTCGATGTGCGGTTGGGGTACACCTACAACACGCGAACGCCTTAACGGGTTATTACGTACTATCAATGCAGATGTTCGTATTCACCAAAGAAACTATGAGCAATTGTTGGTTAATGATAAAACAAAGGTTCAAATTCCAATGATACAAAGCAACGCGGACGTCATCGTTCGAGTGGAGGTGTAACCATGACTACTCAACTAGTTCAATTACCTAAATGGTCCTCATGGGAGGTAGAAACATTCTCAAGGGTAATCAATGGCGTGAAAGAATATGCCTATATGGTCCTTGAGTATAAGTGGCATTCTTTGCAATTGGAGGATGGTTATAAACTTATTCCCTCCAAAGAACACAAAATCATTGCTCCATTATTTAGCAATCTTGCCTCAGATCGAGTGGAAGGGTTTGATAATAACGAAGCTTTTGTTATTGACGGCACTATTTTGAATGAAGAATCAGACGGTGGATATTGTGGAATTGATTTTGTAGGTCAAGATCACATCGAGAAAGAATTTAAGGCTTTGGAAGGTGATAACCCAAGCGAACGCGATGTGTTGGAGCAAATGGGCTTTGGCGAGGACGAATGGTACATAGTAGTTCAAGGGGGTGCATTATGAACATCAAGCAATTAGTCAATTATATGTATGAATGCGCGGAGATGAACTGCGACACATGGCAAGAGCCATACGGGGACAAGTTCGAGGCTTGGGAACTGTCCCACGAATCAACATGGCTTGAAGATTATGAAGATATGCAAGAGGAATACGGCGTTACATGGTCGCAAATCAATGAAGCAATCGACATCATAAACGCGGAAGTATCCAAGATGACAACCAAATATATCGTTGAAACCTACACGATCTGCGATGGTTGGACGAATGCTTGGCATACTGACGGCGAGCCGCAAACATTCCCGACCTACAAGCAAGCGGAGAAAGAACTGGAGGATTTCTTTGCAGACATTAGCGAAGCATACGAGGCGGAAGACTTACCCGACGAATACAACCGCGAGGACTACCGCATAGTTGCACTGACGAGGGTTTAATACCCGAAACGCCCGCGAGGGTGTCTGCAACATATTAATAACTATATAAGGATTAATACCATGGAAGATCAATTCATCCAACTACAACTCGAGGACGCCTCGCCCGAGGTTAACGAAGCCTTACTACCTTATGACATTGTTATTCGCGTAGATGATCAAGGCAAGCCCTCAAGCTTCACGCTCGAGCTTAACCACGAACACCGCAACGATCAAACTGTTATAGATTATTACGACAGCTCAAAGGTTGCGCAGTCATTCGATATAGAAGCCGAGATTATTGAAATGAATCGATACTATAACGGGGGGCTGAGTAATGGTTAAATATGTAACTTACTTGCGCGTTTCAACGAATCAACAGCGCGATTCAGGTTTGGGGATCGAGGCGCAGAGGGCTTTAGTTATGTCGCATATTTCTGCCAATAACGGAGAACTGGTTGCGGAGCTTATCGACTACGAATCCGGGGCAAAAACTACGCGAATCGAGCGCCCAAACTTACATCTTGCGCTTGAAATGGTGAAGTTTACGCCGGGCTGTAAATTGCTATTAGCAAAAACGGATAGGCTCGCCCGAGATCTGCATTTTGTTAGCGGATTGCTTAAGGATGATGTCCCCGTAATAGTGGCAGGGCATGAGAACATGACAAAGTTAGAATGGCATATGCACGCCATGATAGCCGAGCATGAGCGCGACATGATTAGCCAACGTACTAAGGCGGCACTCGAGCAAGCCAAGGCGCGTGGCGTTGTGTTAGGTCCTCCACGCGATCAAGTGGCATGGATTAGTGCCAAAGGCGGTGAAGCAACACGCCAACGGGGCTTTACCTATCGTAAGAAAGTTATGCCAATGCTGAAGCAACTGCTCGAAGATCCGCAGTACTGGAAGCGAGGCAATAAGAACTTGCCACGATATGATAAGCTTGCCGACCGCATGCACGAACTAGGTTTTTTATCACCGCGCGACAAGCAAATAACACGATCAACTATTTATCAACTTTTAAAAAGGTAACAAAATGACTGAACAAAAAACAGCAGAAGGAAAACTAACGCCGGACGACATTGCTACGGGTAGTGTGGTTGCGGCATTGATGAACCAAAATCCATTCATGAGCGCTAACGATGTACTACAGCGCGCATTTGATGCGGTTACAGGCCTGCCTCGTAAAGAACTAACCTTTGAAGCTTTGCACTGGGGGACACAATTTGAAGTACCTATCATTGATGAAGCATGTAAGCGGTTAGCATTATCTGACTATAAAACAGACTTTGGCCGCGCTTTTTATCATGACGACTATCCTATGGCAGTAAGCTTAGACGCCACTGCTGAGGGTGATGGCAGAGAACTAGTGACTGACCCGGACAAAGGCATTTATTGCGCCAATGCAAATAGAATCTTTTTGAAGGGTAAGGGTATCATCGAAGCAAAACTTACGTCACATGACGCTGAGTCAGAACTGCCACCGTATCGCGGTAAGCTTCAGCTGCAAATGGCCATGGATATTATGGGTTGTGAATGGGGTGCTGTTGCAGTCCTACACAAAGGCATAAAACTAGCTATTCATGTATTTAAGCGAGATAACACGCTTATCAACGAAATTAGAGACACTGCGGTGGACTTTAAGAAACGCGTAGATAAGTACAAAGAGGCAGAAGAAACTGATTGGTATCAATTTACTTCTACTCGATCTGCCGCGGCTATCTTTGATGAAGTCAATGATTCTGTACTGGCTATTCCTGCGCTTGAAGACGAAGTCAAAGCTGTTGATCAAATGCGCCAAGACATCAAGCTCTTAGAACAAAGACTTGAAGTGACACAAGCTAACATTATGGGTAAAATGGGAGCCGCTAAGATATTAAGAGCCGGTAAGTACAGCGTAACATGGCCAACTATTAACTACAAAGCAGTACCCGAAAAGATAGTGCCGGCTAAGGAAGCTAGAACTATTCGTATAAATAAACTGAGGATTAAAAAAGATGACTAAACAAGAAAAAGACGATCACGACTGGTTAGAAACTTTAGCCGGTCGCATTGTGCAAGATGCTGATCCAATTATTGTGAAGCAGGCAAAGTTGGTGAGGCAGGTAATATCAGAAAGACGTAACACAAACTTTATTAAACAATACATGGGAGAAACAGATGGAAACTTCGGCGATTGCTAAAGCATTCTTAGCTGCACAAAAGGCGTTCGCGCCTGCAATAAAAACTAGTACCAATCCGCATTTTAGAAGTAAGTATGTATCATTGGATGGTTGTATCGAAGCAGTAATTGACGCACTACATAACAATGGTATGTCAATGATCCAAAAGACACATGATTGCGAGACTGGGATTAAGATTGAAACTATCCTGCTCCATGAGTCAGGCGAAACGATGTCAGGTGGTACGTTGTATGTACCGGCTAACAAACATGACGCCCAAGGCTATGGGTCAGCATTAACTTATGCTAGACGTTACTCACTTATGTCAACCTGTGGCATTGCCCCGGAAGATGATGATGGTAATGCAGCAGTAAAGGCAGAACTGCCAAAAAAGGCATAAGCCTCAGTCTTCCCGGTAAAGAATCTATAGTTTGTACAGACAAAGATACATGGTTTGCCAAACTAAAAGAGATCGGTGAAAAGATTGAGGCCAGTAGCTTAGAAACAGATGCTAAGATTGAAAAGATCACGGCATTGCACAAGGTGAACGACTTTGTTATTAAGGGATTAAGTCCTGAGGTAGCACTGAAAGTCAAGTATAACTTTGGTGAGATAATGGTGAGGCTAGGCGTTCATAACGAATAGCCCCACTATGTATTACATGTATTACTTGTTCATTACGTACATTGTAACTTCAAAGCCGAAGCGCATTTCTGTTGCTTTAGGTGATGTCCACATAATAAGTTCCTTGGTTCGTTAATCAAGACATTATTATGATATACAGTGTACGTTTGAGCATCCTTAAAATCATTAATGAAAGGCAGATTAATCATGAGTCAAACATACCAGTACGACCATACAACTGACGTAGAATTGTATAGTGAATCTGATCCATCTAAAGATATAGAGATGGTCCCATTGCTGCAAGCAGTTTTATATCAGGCAGTACATGATGCGATTAGATTAAAACCTAACAGTGCAGATAAATTAGAAGCAACTCAATGGCTATGTGATGAAAATAATCATATGTTGCAATTGTGTTTGTCGTGTGTCAAAATGGATTATCAAAAAATAATTCGTAAGGTAGCGAAACAGGGATGGAACCTCAATTTATAGTAGTAGATGAGTACGGCGATAGCCTTCGTGCATTCTATACAAAAGAATCTGCGGAGGCATTCGTTAAAATACGCCCGGAATGCAAGATCGAGGACATTCCTGTACTAACTGATGAAGAGTTTGATGAGTTATATGGGTTACCACCGTTCTAAGCTGTCCTCAGCCCCGTCAGCAATACTTTAATACAATCTGATACTAACCCATCAAGTACTATAAGAAAACCTCACCACGGGCTTTATACGAGGTCGTTTTTAGTGTAGAGCCTTCGGTTTTGGTTCAACAAGATATAAATCTGCCCCTTCGCAGTGAATCATCAGATAATCATCTTCTTCATAGTTAAAACATATCTTAATGAGTGATTCTTCTTTATCTGGATCTTCAATTAGCTCCACATTCCATATCTTTTTGCCGGCTAACTTATCCAGCATCTCAGCTTGCTTTTCATCTGCTTCGCTTATACTATTTTCTTCGTCCATCTTCCATCCTCATTGAGTACCATAGGCATAAGTTTAGGCTGACCATCTATAATCATGCCGCAACCAATGATGAATCGATTTTTAAAGTTCTTAGCGTAATCGAACGCCATAGATTTTTGTGAAGTTAAGCAGCCAACTTGCATACCCCAATGCAGCGCATCTGGATTGCTGAAATAACCGATAGAAAATTTTGAATGATAATGTCCTTGGACACAATGTTTACCCATCTGCATGGATAGTTTAAGTACGTCAGCACTCATGCCATGTGTAAAAAAGCAGCGTGTGCCGTCAGACAAAGTAATGGTTAAATCATCTACCCACTCCCAGCTAGGGCCAACGCCAAGGTATTCATTGTAAGACTTGAGGTAGTCTTTAGGTAGTCCATACTTTAACGCTCTGCGATAAACGAGAGACGAATGATTGGAATGTACTAGGATCATCCTAGGAAAAATCTTTTCCAACTCATAGATGTATTGCCTAGACAGTCGCAGCTCATCCCCGGCTGATGGTAGGTCAGGGTTACTATCGTGCATACTGATAGCGTGCTGATCGAGTTCATCACCGATGTTAATGATAAGGTCTGGCTTGTACTTTTTCTTGAGTGCTTTAAGAAACTCGAATGAGTCTTGATGATGGTACGGTATATGTAAATCTGATATTACTAATATTCTACTGTTCTTTGCCATGATAGTTGTTCCGGATTAACTATATAGCCATTGTATATCAACTACTTACCCTTGGCAAGTTGTCCTCCAAAGTAGAATTCTATAATCATAGTAGCCCATGCAAATATTTCATCAAACTTATATAGGCCTTTGACTGTTTCAAATCTAGTGCCACCACCTATTTCAAATAATCCGAAAAAAAATGTAGCTGGTTTTTCTACTACCTCGATCACTGTATCAATACCAAAGACTCCAGCTAGTGGATAGATAGCAACTAAGGCCAGTACAGCAAACATAAGTATGCG